TCTTTGTCCTGCTTGTACTACAAAGCCTAAAAGTTGAAATAAAGTTGCACTTGGCTCTTTAAAAGGTAAAATTTGAAACTGATCTTTAATATTTCCGCCTGGCGCATCAACATCTCTGAACTCTCCGGGTTGAAAAGGTTGGTCATCATCTCTAATTCTTATTCCTCTAGATTTAAATCCAGCAGGTAAGTTCGCTAGAGTACCCGCATCTAATAATTGTCTTAATGCTTGAGTAGCAGATCTAGATAAGCCGCCAATCATATGAATTAAACCAAAACCATAGAAACCTAGACCCGGTAAAAACTTATAGTGAACAAAATATTCTCTTCTTGCTGATAAGTCATCATCTTGGTTGTAGTTTCTATAAATAGATAATACTTCCCCTGAACCTTCATCAATTGAGACGATGTAAGGAAGTTTAACTTCCTTTTCTGCATCTTCTGTTTCAAACTGATTTATGTTCAAATCAATATGCATTTCTAAAATATTGTATTGGTATTCTTTTTCCCCTGCAGGCTTAACACCTTCAAGTTCATTTAGTTTATCTTGTACAGGGCTTTGTTCAGCTTGTTTCGCTATTAATTCTACATCTCTATAAAACCCAGCTTTCTGTTGTTTAAGAACAGTGTTCTCTGACATCTTAACAATGTGTGTAATTCTTTCGCAATCTTTTAAATCAGTTGCGTAGTAAGGAACAATTAAATCCTCTGCAGGTACAAATTTTGATACTGCTCTTTGTTTAATCTCGTCGTAGTAAATCTTTTTAAATGCAGACCCTGCTAATGGTAAATAGAATAACATCTGATCCGTGTCTGGAGTGTACTCTTCCATCTCCTCCATTAACATATAGTTCATGAAATCTTTTACACGTTCTGCTTGTTGTTGTGTTTCTGGTGTGTCTGCTCCAATGACAGCTGTTCTTACAGGGCCATCACTTGGTAATAATTCTTTATAAGCTTGTGCTTGAAATTGTGTAACAGCTTCTGATAAGAGCGGGTGGGTAACACCACTTGCACCTTGAAATGGTCTAGTATTATTTACATACTTAAACCCAAGTAAATCTAAACCACTAGTGTAAGCCTGTTCCCAATCCGATCTTGAAACTTTATCTCTTTTATAATCTTGAATAAGTTCAGCAGAGATTCGACCTAGTGTTCGGTCATCCATCTCTTCAGCTAAGTTTCTATAAAAGTCTTCTTCGGTTTCTTCTTCTTCTTGAGGAATTTCTTCCTCTCCACCTTCAACTTCTACGTCAACTTCTTCTGTTACTTCTTCTTCTTCAGGAAGTTCATTTTGTTTCTCTACTTCAGCCATTTAACAAATCTTAGTTGGTTTACTTCTTGCTAGTTTGTTTCCTCTTGCTTCAATCATGGTACCATTATTAGCTTTAATCATTTTACCATATTTAGCCCCGTCCATTTCACCTAAACCAAAACCAGTCATTCCACCTAATACATCAGCTGGACTAGAACTTTTGTTTGGTCCTGGACCTGTGTTAAGTCCTTTTTTTCTATAAACGTTAACTGCATCCATTACTTTTTCTTTAAAGCCTTTTTTCTTTGCAATTCCGCTCATCATTGATTTGTCGCCACCTTCAGTTTTAAGGTAGGCATCCATTTCTTTTTTCTGCCCTAGCATTTTAGATCCCGCATAAGCTGCGACACCTGCTGCTAGAAATTTTTTAAGTTTTTTGCTTGCCATGATATATCTCTCCTATTGTTATAACAGGTTTATAATATCATGCAAATATATTTACGACTAGTCCACCCGTGTTATAGGCTTTAAAAGGCTTATCAGCCATTTCTTTATTAACTCTAATAGCATAAGCATCAAAATATAACCTAGGATCACCTTCCATTATCTTCTCAACCTCTCCATTATAACGTCCTGCATAATACTGAGCTTCTTGTTCAGTTTTAAAAGCAGCTTTATGTTGAGTTCTCGATTTGTCTGGGTTAAGACCAAATTCTTTTTTAGTTTCTACTTGTTGCACAACTTTAAAAGGTTTATTAGGATCTGATTTTGCAACCGGTATTGTTTTAACTTCTGAACCATATTCTCTAGCTATTTTATCCATTGCTGCAGGTAAAGTTGCTTTCTTTTTAGGGTCTGTAAAACCTTGCATTGGAACTTCATTATCGTTAGCATCTTTTCTAACTACTCCTTGTCTACCGCCATAACCTTTAAAACCTGCTTTACCTGTTCTTGTTCCGTAAAATTCTATGTCCCCTAAATACTTAGTTCTTTTTGCATGGTGTAAGTATTCAACAGGTGAGATGGCTACCCAATCTACACCCCTGTCTGCTGCATCTTTAATTTGATTTTTAAGAGCATGTGCACCCCAGTTCTCTTTTCCGTAAAGAGGTAAAAAAGGAATCCCGTCTTGAGCTTCCCTGTTTGTTATATTAGATAAGTTAAGTGAGTTAGATCTCATTTCTCTAAATTCACTATTGAGTGTATTAAATCTTGCTTGGTCTTCTCTAGTCGCTTTGATCCCTTTAGCTGAAATCGTTTTCATTTCATCAACTATTTTTTCAAGCTTTCTATTTGCAGAAAAGAACTCTATCTCTGAACCAAAGGCATTTTGTACTTTATCCCTTGCCGGGTTAATCTTTCTTAGTTTTTGGTGGTAGTCAGATTGTATCTCATCAATCATCATAACTTTTTGGTTCTCATTACCCCCACTTCTAATACTACCTCTTACATGATAGATCTGATTAGGGATTGCTTTCTCTCCACTATTATAATGCCTATTATAACCACTACTTAGTTTCTGCCCCATAGGTAATTCTTTAGGGTAATACACTACATTTTCAAAATACTCATCCCCACCTTTAATTCTATATTCACTATAATTTCCATACTTAGTTTCAAACCCTTGTGTCTTTTGTAATTGTAGTCTTCTAAAAATATCTATGTCTTTTGCTTTACCTGCTTCAGTAATTCTGCTTATCTCTAACGGATCTACCTCAACCCCAAGACGTCTAACTTTTGGAATTAAAGCTTCGTAGCTGCCTATAAGGTCACCAAAAGGAGAACTATTAAAATCAGAGTATTGATCCTCTACTTCTTTAAATTTATTGTACATTAAAGAATTTTGTTTTCTGATATTTTTTTGAAGTGAGTCTACAATCTCTACAATATCTTCTGTTTCTTGACTGTCCCCTGCTTTAGCAATAACTTTATTTTTTATACCATCTAAACTATTGTTAATGTCACGTCCTAAATCCTCAGCTTCATCTACTATTTTAACATCGGTTCCAAGCTTTCTCATTTTTAAATTATTAACAGGTGCTTTTTCTACAATGTATAATAAATCCATTTTAGTTAATGGAATCTTTTTTTCTTGAGCTACCTTTAGAAAACCACCTACAAGATTTCCAGCTTTATCAAACTGTGCAATATTTGCGTCCCACATCTCTTCTCTCTTAACTGCTTGTGATATATTTTTGAATTCAGGATTACCGGTCTTAAAAGATCCTGGACCCCCTGATTTAAAATCTTTAATCCACTCTTCTGGTTTTCTAGCCCCAGCAATAGGGTGTCTTGCAATGTAATCGTAAAGAGATGAACCAATTCTTTTTGTTTTACCCCCACGAGAAAGTGGAGCGTTGTAAGACATCTTTTGAAGTTCTTTTGATCTTGCGATTGCAACTTGTCTAATTTGTTCTTGTTGCGATATCTGAGGTGCCATCATTGCTCGACCCCTATCCATCTTAGTTGGAACTACAGATAGTATTTCATCTACCTCATCAACTGGTCCTGGTCCCGTGGTTCGTGAAACGGGAGCCTTGGGTAATTTGATTCCTGCGATTTTTTTTATAGCTCTACCGATAGGGTTCCTAAGGGCCACGGCTCCTGCACCAGCTAATACTAATCCTGCAACGCCTCTAGCTGCTGATGGTTCGTAGGGTTCTAGATCAGATCTATTAACAGGTACTGAGGATGTTTTATCATTCTCAATAATTTCTTGCTTATTTAAATCTGCAAGTCCAGCCATTACTTAACTCCTGAAAATTTAGTACCTTTAATGGCTACTCCACCACCTCTTGAAAAACTTTTTGTAAAAGTTAATTTTCCACCTTTAGTATCACTTTTTGAAAATTTGTTTTTTGATTTTCCGTAGTTACCTTCAAGTGTTAAATTACTTGATTCACCTATTTTAAAATTTTTACCGAAAGTAATATTTTTTGATGTAGTTTCTAATTCGTCCCCACCATCAAAAGATTGTTTATTTTTATTTTTACTTACACCTATGTTTCCATATTTTGAATATATGTCTGCACCAAAACCTGAATCCTCAGATTTAAACTTACCCTCAGTAGAGGATTGTTTAATAATATAAGGAGCTACATCTACTTTTTTCTTTCCCATAATTAGTCTATAAGATCTTTAATGTAATCAGAGCCTTTACCGACTACGATCTCTCCACCTGATTTTACTTGTTTAGCATTAGTTGTTTTTTGAAACCTTGCTGCTGTAGCTTTATCTTTATATTGTTTAAAATCTTTTAAAAATTCAGGGTTAGCTGATGTTGCGCCTGTGACTTTAAAAATATTAGAATCACCAAATACTTTTTGAAGCATTCCCCCCATACCTGCTTTAACAGGTTTTCTATGTTCACTATCTTTCATTACAGTTCCATCAGGCATTTTATGTGAACCTTTTGGTACTTCAGCATTCTTAGAACCTTTACTTCTTTTTAAAAGTTTTTTTCTATATTCTGGATTAAGTCCTGTTACAATATCAACCATGTTACTTCCTAGTTAATTAAATCTTTAATGTAATCTCCACCTTTACCAACTACGATCTCTACAACTCCAGGGTTGCCTCTTGGTCTTGGTTTAGCTCCCATATCCATTCCACCACCTTTGTTCATAGTTCTAGGTACTGCTGCCATACCAGGTGCTGAAGAAGCTATTTCTTTTTTACCTTTAAAAAATTTCTTTAAAGTATCTCTACCTTTTTTAGTTCCTAATACTGCGACTCCGAGTACTGCTTTAATAGGTTTGATTTGTCCACCAATATTAAATTCTTTTATCTTTGAACTATCTTTAGGAACTATTTTATATTTTTTTTTATATACAGGCATTTTTACAGATTTATCATCAGGGTTTTTATATACAGGCATTTTTACTGACTTATCATCAGGGTTCTTATATGTAGGCATTTCTACAGGTTTCATCTCTACCTTTTTATAACCTTCAGGAACTTTAGTATCTTTTTTTGTATCTTTCTTAACTTCGTCATTATATTTATTTAATCTATTTTTTCCCATAATAATCTCCTAATAATATTTATATTCCTTTGGAATATTGTAAAACTCGTCCTCATAGTCATTCATCATTTCTATGAAGTTTCCTTGACGGTATCTTAACACAGCCTGAGTGGTGCTGTCGACATAGTCATCATAGGCTCCGTGAGGAAAAGCAGCACATTCCTCGATTACTTCATCTGCATATTTCTCGTCTTCTGGATAGTAAATACCACCGGATTCGAATACTGGTGCGCAGGCGTTGACCCGTGAGTGTTTGTCCTTGCCCCTAGATGGAACGAATGGAATGACAGGAATCCCCATACGTCGGAACTCTTGCATAAGAGGTTCTCCTGTAGCCTTAGCTTCAATGATCACGGACTCCGGCTCCCAGTACTTATACTGATCCATTGCAACTACTTTAAGTTCTGGAAAATCAAATTTACCTTTAAGGGCATCTAATAATATTAATGCAGGTTTACCATCTTCATTTGGAAAAAATACACCCCATGTTGTTATAGCAGAATAATCGGCAGTTTCTTTTGCACTAAACGCAGTATCATAAGATTGTATTATATGATGTAGTTTTGGAATTTTTTCTTTCTTCCAAGGGACCCACCATTCTCTTTTAAGAATTGCACCTTCCTCTGATGTAGGGTTCTGCATATATTGTGCAGACCAATTTCGAATAGGAACTGAAGCTTTAACTTTTTCTAATTCTTCTAATTCCCAATACTCAGGCCAAACAGGTTTCCCTGAATCTAATATTGCAGGAAAAGAAATTACTTCCCAATTGTCAGCCTTAGGTTCTTTTTGAGCCTTGATTAAACGACCTGTCAAATCATCTTCTGCCCATCTAGTCATTACAACTACAATTGAGCCTCCAGGTTGTAAACGTTGTCTAGGTCCTGACACATACCAATCATACGCTCTTTCCATAGCAGACTCTGACATAGAATCTTGCTCCGTATGTGGATCGTCAATAATAAGCAAATCAGCCCCTCGACCTGTGATAGATCCGCCAACACCCGCTGCAAAGTACTCACCGCCATGGTTAGTCTCCCACCTGCCTTTTGCTTTTGAGTCTTCCCTTAGTTTAACATCCCCAAAGATCTGTTTATACTCTCTTTGTTCCATAAGGTTCCTTACTTTAGAACCAAACCTTGATGATAATTCTGCATTGTGAGAAACTTGCATAATTTTTAAATTTGGATACTTCCCTATCATCCAAGCAGGAAACAAATAGGATGCAAATTCAGATTTAGTATGTCTAGGTGGCATATTGATTATGAGCCTCCCTTTTTTCTTATTAGAAATTCTTGTGAACTCAGCTGCTATATGTTGGTGGTGGCCCCACTTTTTAGGATCCGCATCTAGCCTACAAATAAAATCAGGCCAAACTTCCTTCACAAAATATATAAAATTATCTTGACACAATTTAATGTGTTCAATCCATTTTTTTTCTACAGTTATTCTTAACTGGTCATTAGTTAGTAATTCTTTATTCATTTGGGTCCCTTTTTAATATATACCCATAATATAAATAACGCCAGTGTTTCTATTTGAGTGAGTTTAAAGCACGAATCTCGGTATAATCACGACAAGCTAACGTGGGAACAACATCTTGTGGTTAAGTTTGAGTTTCGTACTAGATTTGGTACCTCTATCAAGCTAGGTGTCAGGGTACTGATGCGTCTGAAGGGTGAGTACCTGTAAGCCCGAAGGCTTACAGGTCGTAGCGACTACTGATTGAAGTCGTTATTGTTTTGTAGTAATTCAAGGATAGGCTTTAGATTATTAACAAGCTTAGCCTTTAACTCATTAATGATAGGGTCGTTAGGGTACTGTATGATTATCTCCTCAACAGCGCTCTCTAATTGCTTATACATGAATTGATAGTTAAGCCCACTATCAAGCGAGTTAGTACTCGCTTGTTCAACCTCGCTTGTGTTCTTTTTACTTTCAATGATGTTGTTAACCATTTTTACTAGATTAGACATATTAGTTTAACTCCTTTGATTGAACTTTGATTTTGATTTCTCTCGTATCCATTTCAACTAGAAACTCCTCATATACCTTTGGATATTTCTCCTTGAACTTTGATACATCAAAACGCTTCATTGTTCGTTTAATCAATTGAGCAAAACCCTCAACACCCTCAACCTTATCTAAAATAATAAGATTAGTTTTAATGGTTTCAAATAACTCAACATGAGTTGGTTTGATTAAGTCGTTTGCTTTTTTTTGTGCCTTAACTTGCTCAACTGAATAATGATAATTAACAATATCATTCTGTTGAACTTTACTTGCTTTCACTTGACGTTTAATTGTCTTTAGTGTTTTCATAACATTTCTCCTTTATAAGTTTAATTGTTATCCCATGTTTATAAGATATTAAAAAGTTTAATCAAGCGATTATTTACTTTTATTTAAAAAAAGATTTAAGCTTATTTGAGTTGATATAGAGAGAGATTAATCACTCATTACTAACACACATATAAAAAGATTAAGTTGTCCAAATTCCAACCGAGTTTTGTACTGGGGTCTGGCGCCAGTGCCTTAGGTTTAGTTTAAGTTAAGCACACGACGGTGTGGGCGTGGGCGTGGGGCGAGGGTGTTAGCCCTCGCCTTTAAACAGTCGTTATCTAGTGTTTAAACTCACTAGCCCCAACGGGTACGGAATCCGATTGAACTGTTTAAACCGTACTAACTTAACAGATACGGAAACCGTTTGATTGTTCACAGAACTCTATGAACTCCTCAACATTACCCATTGTAAATGGATAGCTTGAGCCATAAGAATATTTAGATTGTATCCAATCCCAAGTATCGTGGTCATCTTTAGGATAATCACATGGTGCTACATTGGTCTTGCCTACCTCTTGCTCAACTTTCTTACGCAACATCTCGTGGCACAATTCAACGTGCTTGTTGTTTGCCTCGCTGACTTTCATCTCTCCCTCAACCTCGTGTATTACTTTTGATACCGTGCCGTCTTTGATGAGTGCCTTTAACTGCTTAGCGACTTGCATAGCTTTTTCTTCGCTTACCTCATGTCCACTATTAGTCTGCCAATGCTCTCTATCTTGTTCATCAATGACACCCGTTTTTTCTACAACGAAGTCTGCCAATCTTCTCCACCACCAAACATTGTTTCTAAAGTATTCGCCCTTGTCTGTTTTGTGATTACCTAATGAGTATAAATCAAATCCCATTTTGTTTTCTCCTTTGTTAAGTTAATTTCTTCTTTCTTATCATATCCCACCAACAATGCAAATGTTTTTTTGTCTGACCTTTTCCAGCTCGTCCTGAAGCGAACTGGTGCCTGGTGCCCAGCTCCTTATGTTCATGTGTACCATTAGCAACGTCGACGGTAGTGGGCGTGGGGGTAGAGCTTCCCGATCCAGCAACCATTTCCCAGCTGGCCAGCTGGTGCCGTTTACTAGTTTAAGGACCTCTTCCAGCAACGTCGACTGCGTGGGCGTGGGCGTGGGGTCAGATAATCCCGGTGCATCCACGAACCGCGGCCGTAAGCAAAAGGATGTAGATCCATCCAGCGGCTCTAGGGTAGAAGACTAGTGGTACAACAAGAACAAGCAACCATGTCAGGCTGCCTCCAGCTCGGCCACCAGCTGCTGAGCACAAACCTCTACAGCGAACCAAACCAAGTCGTTCTTCAGTGTGGTAAGGGAGTGTGGGTCTTTGCAAATGTTATACAACATCAACCCATTCAGGATCCCAGCAGCGTCAGCTGCATCGGTGAGCTCCTGCCATACCTCCTGTTCATGAGCATCGTAGAAGGCGGCGGTCTCGTTGTAGTATGTGAGACCTGGCACTCCGCCACTGCAGCCGTGCTTCGCGATATCAGAGATCAAGAAGGATTCGTCCTTCTCTCCTTGTGCCAACCAATCTTTTATACTACTCATCTACCACCTCCGACTCTTTCCATGTGTTACCACTAGCAATGCATGCGGTGCCTTTAGCCCCTGTTAGGGCGTAGACTTTGCCTGTCTCAGGTTTGTCTGCCTCTGTAGGCTTTGAGTCATCTTTGATATACTCAGTGCCATAGTAATCATTCATTTGTTGTATTATATTTTTTTTTATTTTCCCCATGTGATTCCCTCCTCGTCAGTCTTGAATTTAACTTTATCTCTTAGCTTTAGCTTGGTAAGTATCTTAGGTACGTTGTCTAATGTACCGTCACCCTTGAGTCTAGATCCTTTGGTAATCCTCACCCACATCTTTTCCGATTGACCACGCTTCTTAAACCACACGTAGACGTAGTCTTGCATGTTCCTCTGCCCCTCAAGAGCTTTGATTCGAAAGTATGTTTCCTTGCCATGCTCTGCACATGTGTAGACTACATTACCTTTGGCTTCTTCAGAGTCCAATGGATTTTTCCAAATAAAGTTATCTGTTATATTTTTTTTGATATTTACCATATGATCACCCCCATGTAGGTAAGCAATCCTAGCCAAGCAATTGCAAAAAGCAATTCTGGAAGTATTGTGTTTGTCAT